CGTAATTGCTCCCCCGAGGGGGGCGTTATGTTGCACTGCAGTTCTGGGTGACCCCAGTTCTACAGATGTTGCGGGGGGCTTCCTACCGGAAGTATTCCGCAAACGATTCGCTGGCGGCTGCGCCGTTCGGGAATCGATCGTAGAAGTCTCGATCATGTAGCCGAGACCCTGCGTGTCTTGCTACCACATTTGTAAGGTGGAGCACGACTTTGGTCAAAGGGTCGCCCATCAGCACCCCTTGAACCAAACGGACTCCCCGTATCCCCGTATAAGGGGTAGGGAATCCGACGGTCTTTAACACGCCTTCTGCGTGAAAGTAGACCGTACGTGGCCGGTAGCAGGTTCTTTCTACCAGCGCACGTAACAAGCGAGGGATGCCGCATTTGCGCATCCACGCCTGTCCCAGGTCTGATGCCACCTCAAGGGGCATCCGGTCTGTCGCCTCTTCATAATCAGTCGATGACATGTAGAGGTTTGTGAAGGTGTCTGTCCTCTCGACATAACCTTCATACGGGTTTTCTTCCCTCGATTCGAGATTGAAAACCATGTCCCTTAGTTCGTCTGACATCAGACGATTAAAGAGATTCCATCCGTGGTTCGCTTGCGACATTCCGGATGTACTACTTCTGATGCCCTTGGCAAGGGGCTCAGAGCAGAGCTTGTTAACAAGATCAAGCACGATCTTGAGACAAGCACGGGCCTTGGTAACGCTTCTCGCCTTACCAGGCTCCTTTACCACAGTTAAGAAGGCAACTTTTAAGTCTTCTTCTGGGGTACGGAGAACGTGGTCTAGGGAAACCCAGAACAACACTTCTCCTACGGTTAACACACTCCTGTCCGGGTAGTGGGTTATTCGTCCGGTATCAAGGTCCCTGACTGGGACCCCTTCACCGATTGGTAGGGACTCAAGGATTTGCCTTGCAGCCTCTACCGTGCCTCCGTCCCGTCGGGTTTGTTCCCAACAGGCGGAAGTTGTTACCGTTACTCGCGCTTTCGTCGCGAGCCCGGTAAAAGCCTCGGCGGGTAGATTTTCAATCACCTCTCCGAGCGCGGCCCTCCTAATTGCCCGA